TGCATGTGCTACGTATCCTTTATCAACATTGAAATTAGGATCAAATAACAAGCCTTGTGTTACAACTGTTTTATCATAATCTTCACGTTTAAGGCGTACAATCTCGTAGCTTACAGCATTCGTAGGCCACGTGATAACTTCAAATGTGATACCAAGTACATTGATGTAAGTTATATCTCCGTCTTTGTACATGATATCGAACTTCGTACCTCCGGTAAAAGTAGCTACACTATCTTGTTCATTAATAGAAGGCATCTTAATATCTGCAATCCATTTTACGAATGACTTACGTCCATACTCATCTCTCCATACAATACCAAAGCGATAAACTTCATCACGTTGATACCCTAAGTTGTCTGCTTGTTTCTTTGCAGACGCATAGTTTAAGTAGTCTCCATTATAACTACCTACTCCAAGGCTGCGAGAATCATGAATAGCTTCATTATCTTCCTGAAAACTGATTACGTTAAAGTAATAACGTAGATTAGGGCCTCTACCCCCTAAACGATCTAATGTTGTATTATCCCAATTCAGTGACCAACAGTAAGTATATTGATCGTCCTTAGTTTGGATACAATCTTCTGTTTCTTCAAGACCCCAATTCTCTGCAACACTTCGATCCAATCCTGGAATATTACTTGCTACTCCGGTTGCAAATCGGTATGCTCGTGCATCCCAATCTCCAATATCAAAAAAGCTTTCTGTAATATTTGCAGGAAGTAATAAGTTATCCTTTGAAGTGAACGTTTTGCAGGTAAAATTAATTGAACCAATCGAAGTGAACTCTAACTCAGAGATTGAGCCTACATTTAAGTTCCCAGGATCAGTTAATGTAATTGTTCCTGATGCAGGAACCTCACGATCTGAGATTACATTGATTGTAGGAGAACCATCTAACGTTTTGTAGTAGAGAGCAACAATACGAATATTTGTAAAGCGTAAATCAATATCTGAAATTGTAATCGTTACAGCTTTTCCCGTGAGAATATCTTTTCCAGAACCGTAATATAGAGAAGTATCTGTAAGTGATTCAGAAGAAGTTGTTAGATGCACAAGTCCTGTAACTTGTGAGAATGAGGATTGTGCTCCATGTAAGTTGTACAATTGATAGGCATACTGTACCATTCCGGAAGAGTAACTCCCGGTATCTGATACAGAATCTATCGTGATAGTACCAAACTCTATATTAGGTATAATACTCATTTCTCCAAGAGAAACACCCAGCACATCAGTATCAAGAATATTAAGATGCCGTAAATTATTTACGCTGTCTGAAAAGTAAATCTTACCTACTTCCGGAGTTTCATAGTTTGCAAAAATCTCTGGCCGATGACTTGTAGAGAAGTTTAAAGCATCGTAATGAATTAAGTGCTTAGATGGTACGAGATAATTATTTGCACCAATATCAACAACAGTTCCATCATCGTTTATTTCAAGTTTCCATATCTGACCATCACTATTATTTGAAGTTGTCAGTAAGATAAGATAATCTCTCATCTGTACTGATGTTGAATAGTAAACTGGTGTGGTTAATGGTATTGCGGGTACAGCAGTAGTGATTACAACTCTATCTGGAGGTAAACCCGTCATTGTTAAAACGAAATCAGCGTAGCCTACTTTAGAAAGTCCAACAAAGCGAATATAAGTATGCTTATTAAATACCTGCATAACTCCATCAGCTATAAGGATCTTCACGTCAGCGTTAGCAACTACGATATCATAGATTGCTTTAATTGTCCATGCTTCACCTGAGTTTACACATGGAATTACAATCGGTGCTGAAGTTGACGCAATACATAAGTTAAATGCTCCGATTACAGTTGCAGAATCTAACGTTACATCGTAAGTTGCCTGAAGTGCTGGTATACGAAATGCAGAACTATTACCTTTCTCATTTGTAAGAGAGAATGACGTTAAACTTTCATCACTTACAAGTCTTAAATTGAGAGCATTGTAGTAATTCTCAGGGGAATATTTCGCCGGGCTAATATCTCTATTCAACCCTTTACCAAAAGTATTAACGGCTGTTTCCATTAAGCTGTATGAGTTCTGATTCGTTGTCTGCGATTAAGATATCTGAAGGATTGCGAGTGCTGCTGAAGATCAGGATTAAATGTAAGCCATTGATTCTTTAAGCTTTCCATTTGATCTAATGAAGGAATTCTACCAGCAGTATTTGCGGAAGCAATAGCCCAATCACGATCTTTCTCTAACTTTGCATATACTTTATCGGTAATATCTGCATGCATCCATTCTTTAAAACCAATACGTTCTGCACAATAAGCTCTCACTCCATTAATGTAACGTACGTTATCCGGAATTGCAGGCCACCCATCATCCATAAAAGGAAATGCTTTATAGGTAATATCTACGTAACCTTCTTCAAAGTTTGTAAACATATAGTTGCCTGCAAGATAGTATGTGTAGTATTGTGCATAAGTATCTTTATCCATTATAGTGGGAGCATCAGAATATGCTGTATAGTAAGGATCGTTAATATCAGGAGTGCTGGATTGTGTTTCAGGAACGCTGTGAGTTGAGTAAAATCTATCTGTTGAATAGATTAGAGGACGTTGTGTTCCATGCATACGCACCATCCCAGGATGAAGATCAATTAATCCACAAGGTAAATCTCCTCGATAGTCTATAATTTCAATTACGTCAACCTCATCATGGAATGCTGTCGGAACCCCAATCAATATCATAGCATCAAAGATATGTTCTTTGATTGCTTCCACATCAACACTGGTAGACTTGAATCCGTAATCACGAAAGATGGATTCTATAACTGCCTTTGAATTTATGCTTTTTCCGTTTAACATTTCTCTGTATAATTTTTAACGGTATCAGGATCTTTTAAATATACTGCAAGAAGACGACTAAAGGCTCTCGCAGGTTTTAAGGAATAGTAGTTAGTAACGTGAACTGTTGCACGACTTTTCTGCCAGTAGATTTTATAACGAAAGCCATCTGTGTGATCGTTAGTATGAAATAAAACTTTCTTTGCAGCCGCAGCTTTAGAATCTTTTTTCCAGTATGCGTTTGTTTTCTCCCAATCAACTGGTAACTTTACTGTGTTTAGTTTTCCATTCTCAATCTTATATGCGGGTTTATGCTTACTGATCTCAAGCCACCCTAATCCACATGGAAGTTCAACCTTTTTACCTTCAACAATTTGCTGAACCAAATACATATTAAACTCTTTGAGAACTTTTCTGTAAATCTTAGGTGTTACTCCTGTTTTAGAAGTCGTACCATATTTCTTTACATAGGCTCTATATGGTACTTTCCATTGTGCACTATCATCAGTCATTTGTCTGTGTATTTGTGGTATCAGCAGAATCATTTATTTTATCCGAAGGAGTAGCTAAGAACATTTGAACATCAGTCTTCATGATAATGTCTTTCATGTAAGTCCATAAAGCTTCAGTTATAGGATAAGCATCTGTATTAAGGTAACCAGGAACTAATTCAGGATCAGCAAATATTCCACGGATACTTATTTTACGCATACCAGTAAAGTTAAGACTATTACCTCTGGAAATAAGGTAGATATAATTGTCCTTCCAGAAAGCGTAGATAGCATTACTGTTAAACCTACCGTTACCAATGTATGGAACACGTTCAAATGGAATGATTGTAAACGTACCTTCATTAACTAATGCTGGGCCAACTTTTGTAAGTAGAGGAGTTCCCTTATACTCAATAAGATTTGGAATCTGAATTGTAGTCTTTAAGATTGTATCTCCTACTGTTCCAAACTGAGCAATATCAGTAGGAATTAAACTAACGTAATCATATACTCCGGTTTTTACAGGTTGGATGAAGCGCTGAGACAAGCTGTAACCTTTTCCAACTTCATTCTTTACCCATACAGCACGATTATTCTTTATCCAAAACTTTATCTGTCGAATATCCAGATCGTCATCATCGACAACATGGCCGTTACGAATTGTCAGCCATAAGTCATAAGCCATTGCATCCAGCGTTAATTCCATTTTGATTAATCGTTTAGTTTATCCATTTCTCATCAACTGTAATCCATATATCTTCTCCATTGTCTAACGCATCGGTTATAAGAGCATTAAATCGATCTGTTGTTACTTTACTTTCAATTACCATGCCCTCCTGCCCATAACTTCCTAATAAGATACAACCTTCAGTATCCGCACGTGTGTTACCTGCATGTATTCTAACTCCTTTAAAGTTAGGTACATCAAGAATATGAGGCATTACACGTTTAAATCGATTAGAGTAATCCATAATAACTCTATAACGTCCGGCAGGAATACATGTTTCTCCTGGAACTTTCTTTTCCTTTGTTAAATCTCTCCACTTATCTTCAAGGGTATCACAAAACAGAAGGCCACTCATATACAAGAGACCTTCTGTTAATTTATTTGTTCGTCTTAACAACAATTCCATAGTTTCCTCCAGAACATTTTTAACCAGTGTAATGGTATGAATATTTGACAATCTTCTTCATGATGAATCGGCTTCTTTTTTATTTTGTGGTAGTAGTAGTAACAGAGTTGTTTGTTTGCATGTAATCCTTTTACATAGCGTTTACAGGTTTCTTTAATATAGCACGATTCACCATAACAGAAGATCATATCACCTTTTTTAATTTCAAGATTGCATAAATAATTACCGCAATAAGAACAATAAAGAAAACTCTTCCACTCCAGATTTGAAACCATTGCCAACTTGTAACTATATTTGTTGTAACTTCCTTTAGAAGAGTATCCTGGTTGAGAATATGTTTCTCTTTCCATTGAAGATAAACTTTAGAAGAATCTACAAGACATTCTACTTGAATGTATTTATCCTTTACAATGATGATTGGTTTAACATTCCTTCCTTGAAGCTGCTCTACCTCTCCCTGAAGTCTTATATAATCTGTTGTAAGATTACCAAGAGAATCATAGCATCCGAGATAGAGCAGTTTCATGGACGAATCCGCAGGTATATAAATCGTGGTATCCTTTGAAAGATAGACTATGGTAGTACTATCCTTTGGAGGATACTTTTCAAGGCATCGTTGTTGTGTAACACAAGATGCCAGGAAGAAAATACTTGCGAAGATTAAGAGGTTCCTCATTTCTTTGGAGTCTTTGCACGAGGATCGTTGATAATCAATCCAAGAGTACCTAAAATCAAAATAACAACACCAACGACATCGGCACTAATAACTCCATCGAAGAACAACCATCCAAGAATAACACTAATAATACCTCCAACGGTAGTCTTCCAGTTGACGACAACACGATTGTAAATTACCGCCCACAATTTTTTAAAGAAATCTTGCATAAGTTAAAGTTTAATTGTTTGTAATAAAAAGTGATTTATCCCCCATGATATTTATCATGTTCTTTTTGTAAGTGTTCAACCTGAGATTTAAGTTCAATAAAATCTTCACGATCTTTGATACGTTCCTCTCGGTCATTTAGTTTGAATTCCATCATCTCATCTTTAAACTCTGTAAATAGGGCTGTCAATTTATCAAGAGCAGCTCCGAGTTTATCTCGACTATTCTCCTCATCAACAATCCATTTACGAATAAACCACATGATGATGAGAATTAAACCTGTAAATATCGAGACAGATACAGAGTAAATGATCCCGATTCCAATTTGACATATTACCATATTAGTGCAAAATTACATAAATTTGAAACAATACTAAAATAAATCCTGAAATAAACATTGTCAACTTAGTGATATAAGGAAAACCGTGTTTAATATTTTCTCCATTTGCCAGATATTGAATAAAGGGAAATACGAAGATAGGCACCGTAACAATCGATGCGATTATAACAATCAAATCAAATGTAGAAAATAGAGAATAAGTGTAGAGTAGAGAATAGCCTTTCAGAGCGATACAAAAGATATACATTAGTATGCGTATCTCCCATTTATTTTCAGCATGAGACAGCTTTAAACCATCTATAACTGAATATACAACCCAGCAAATAAAAGAGAAAATCAATATCATAATACCGGTTATCATGTGTATAAAATTAGTTTAAAATAGTAAAGTATAGGATTACATAGATTACAGTTACTAAGAATGTTAACGCTTTTAAGATCCATAAAATTCTCCATTGAAAGATATTTTCTATTTGTGATGTTTTACCTACATACCAAATAGGCCAACCATTGATTATATTAATACTGGCATCATAAATAGTCCACGCCCAATTTAAACCAAATAGTCCTACAAGGATCATTTGTCTCCAATCCGGATAAGTATAGAACAGGATGATTCCAACAACGCTGACTCTTAACATCATTCCTAAAGAATGCCAGATCTTAGACAACTTTGCTGAACGATTGTTTAATACCCACTTTAGGATCAATCCTTCTCTTATTGCGATAATAAGAAGGACGATAAATAAGAATATGATTGAAGGTTTTGTCATTGTAAATAGTTAAGCTTTAAGTGGCGCATCCGGGCTATGGCTGAGAAAAGAGGGATCATTTGTAGAGTACCTGCTTTGCGATATCCTTGGCTGTTTCCCTGAATAATTGGTATGCCGTATACTCATCGGGCTTTTCTTCTTTATTATTAATGCAAGCAAACTCACGACCTGTCGAGTATGATGATGCTATA